TATACCGGTTGTTATCGACGCCGAGGGCGCGAAAACGAGAGAGACGACCATGAGGGACAACGCGGACGGCGTATTCATAGCCGACGCGACCGTGTATATTTCGTTTTACGATTTAAAAATCGTGCCGCGCAAAGAAACCAAAATATCCATCGACGATATTTCATATTATATCATGCGCGTAACGTTTGCCGCAGGAAGCATAGCGCTTGATCTGGAGGTGTTAGACGAATGACGCCTGTTATATTACTCGAACAGCTCAAAAGTTTTATACAGGAAAACACGGCGGACATCATGCTTTCCGTTCGCTCTGTAAAAAACAAGACCCTGCCGGAGTACGAAGGCGGCGAATACGATATAACAAAACGCGCCGCCGAGGTTCATTTGATACGCCTGCCGGGCAAGGACGCGGAAATGCAGAGGATCCCGTATATAGTTTTGCAATACCTAAACGGCAAGGACGCGCATGAGCCTGGGGACAGGCCGGACAGCACGGCGTACATAAGAATTATCGTGGCGACGTTTTCGGAGAATGACAGCGAGGGTGCGTTAGACGTTTTAAACGTCATAACGCGGATCCGCGGCGCGCTTTTAAAAGCGGGGGAGATAGGGCGCCAGTTCCTGCTCAGAAAACCGCTTGAATATTTATTATACCCGGACGACACTCAGCCGTATTTTTTCGGCGAGATGATGACGATCTGGGAAATGCCAATAATTTATAGGGAGGTACACACTCATCATGTCTATGAAGAATAAAAATGTGTCCGATTCGGACACATCAGCAATGCCGGTCGAAAAAAAGCCCATGTACGACAAAATTACAAGTTTTGCGTATGTGGGTGTTTCATTGCCGGGGGGACGTCTTAAAAGCAACACAATTTTACACGGGACCTATGCGGCAATCCTCGAGTATTACAAAGAGGTTATAGAGTTATATCCGGGCGTCGAAAAGCTTATTGTGCCTGTGGTGAAGCTTGCCGAAGCCCGCGAAAAATTAAGGAGCGGCGGCAACTTATTGAATAAATACAATCAAGACGTTATCGCGGCTATTAAAACAAATACCGAACAGGAAGGAGCGAATGAATAATGGCAGATTTTTTTCACGGCGTCAGAACACGCGAAGTCAGAACGAGCATATCGACGCCGGTCACGGCGGCGAGCGGCGTTACGTTTGTTGTAGGGACCGCGCCGGCGCAGATTATCGACGGTGATAATGTAAACGTCCCGATTATGGGAATGAACTACGGCGAAGCCGTTTCACAGCTCAGCTATTCAAACGATTGGGAAAAGTACAGTCTTTGCGAGGTCATGTACAACCATTACAATCTCTACACTACTTCGCCCGTATTCTTTGTAAACGTACTTGACCCGGCGCGGCACAAAATGACCGTGGCGGCGAAAGATTACCCCATTGCCGACAATCGCGTAAGATTGCCGTTTGAGGCGATCGCGAAAAGCGTCAAAGCCGGTACTTATATTGCGGGAACCGATTATGATTTATTCTATGACGACGACTCGCTCATACTTGAAATCATGGAAGGCGGCGCGGTCCCGGCGGGTACTACCGAGTTATCGGTTGCGTTTGATGTGGTCGACCCGTCGCAGGTGTCGAAATCCGATATTGTAGGCGGATTCGATGTGTTGACAAAAAAGACGAAAGGCTTTGAGCTTATCGAACAGGTTTTCCCGCGCTTCGGGGTTGTTCCGGATATTGTTATATGTCCGGGGTGGTCGCACGACGCGGAGGTTGCCGCTGTCATGAGCGCGAAAGCGTCGAACATAAACGGTATATTTTCAGCTAAAGCTTTAATCGACGTCGACACGACCGCGGTCAAGCATTACGCAGATGCGCCTGCATGGAAAAAGGCGCAGAACATCAACGACCGCGCGCAGGTATTATGTTTCCCGAAGTTCCGGCTTGCAGAGCGGGTATTCCACGCATCGGTGCAGATGGCGGGGCTTATGGGTCGGGTAGACAGTCAAAACGGCGGCGCGCCGTCTGAGAGTCCCTCGAACAAGCTTTTGCGCATTAACGGCATGGTACTCGACGACGGCACGGAAGTATTGCTTGACATTCAGCAGGCGAATTACCTCAACAGTCAGGGTATTGTGACGGCGTTGAACTTTATAGGCGGTTTTGTATTGTGGGGGAACTGGACGGCCTGCTTCCCGGCGAATACGGACGTGAAGGATTATTTTATATCCGTGTCGCGCATGTTCGGCTGGGTCGGTAACTCTGTGATCCTCACGTACTGGAACCAAGTCGACCGCAAAATGACCGCCCGCTTCGTGGACAGCATTATCGACAGCGTCAATATATGGCTTAACGGACTTACGGCAGAGGAGCACCTGCTTGGCGGGCGCGTGGAGTTCCGGCCCGACGAAAACACCATGGTCGGCCTGATGAGCGGCAAAGCGGTATTCCGTATATTCTTGACGCCGCCGAGCCCCGCGAGGGAAATAGAATTTGTTCTTGAATACGACCCGTCGTATGTTACGGCGGCGTTGACAATGTAAAGGAGGGGAAAAATAAATGGCAAGAATTAACGAAGCTGTTATAAACTTTCATGTTTATGAAGACGCTACGGAGTATTACGGTATGGCCGAAGTGGGACTGCCGCAAATATCGAGCATGACAAACGACGTCCAGGGCGCGGGTATATCCGGAACGTTCGAGAATGTTGTTTTGGGGCACCTGCAGGCGATGACGCTAACGCTCAATTTCCGGACGCTTATCAAAGATGCGATAAAGCTGCTGGAGCCGCGCAACCATCAGATTGATTTGCGCGTCGCGCAGCAGGACAGCGACACAGTATCCGGGCAGCCGGTGGTGACGCCGGTCAAACACGTATTTGTGTGCAGGCCGAAATCTCTCAACCCCGGCAAAGTGACGCCCGCCTCGCCTGCTGACGCGAGCGGCGAGTTTGCCGTTACATATTGGGCGACTTTTATAAGCGGCGCAAAGACCCTTGAAATTGATATTTTGAATTTTATTTATTTTGTCAACGGCAAGGATTATCTCGCGGACGTGCGTTCGGCTCTGGGTAAATAAAATATATCAGGAGGTATAAAATGGATAACAAAGAAAAATTAGATTTTGACGCGGACGCTGCTGTCGAGGTATCGGAAACAGCTGTGGAGGTTGTGGACGCGCCGAAGGACAATAACCAAAAGCCCGCCGCAAAAGAAAACGCCGGCGTCTATGTGCATAAGTTCAAGAAGCTGTACGAGTACGAGGGTAAAAAATACGAAACGCTCAATTTTTATTTTGAGCGCTTGACGGGTAAGGATATGATAGCTATTGAAAATGAAATGATGGCAAACAACGAATACGCGCTGGATCCGCTCGTTTCGCGCAATTTCCAAGGGAAGATGGCGAGCAGGGCAGGGAACATAGGCAGCGACGCGCTCGCGAATATGCCGTTTTTGGAGTTTAACAAAATAACTAACGCTGCTCGAAATTTTTTAATAGAAACGCCGGGAGATTAAGCAGCAGCCCCGGCAAATGGTACAGGCAGCAAGCGTTTAGGTTAGCGCAAGCGACATATACTCCTATTCCGTTTTGGCTTGATCTCACGTTGCCGGAGTTCATTATGTGGATTCGGGATATAAACGAAGAGACGGAGCGGGATAAATTAAATTATAAGCGTAGTTAAGCGGGGGCGCGAAACTCCCGCTTGACGTTATCGCGAAAGGGGAATTATAAATGGCGGCAAGTGATAAAAAAATATATGAATTTGTAATGCAACTAACGGCGGGTATAGATCCAAAGCTGCATTCTGCGTTTCAAACCGCCATGAATACCGCCAACGGGTTAAAAGGTACGATTCAAGAATTAAATAAAACGCAAAGCGATATAAAATCATACCAAAAAACTGAAGAAGCCGTTAAAAAGAACCGGGAAGAAAAAGAACGGCTCGAAAGCGCGACCGACAGAAATGAAGCCGCTATTGAAAAGGTAAACAAAAAACTCGCCGAAGAGGAAAGTAAATTATCCGCCGTATCGGACAGATTAAAAGCGGCGGGCGTTGACACAAATAATTTGTCCGGCGAAAACGACAGGTTACAAAAATCATACGACGACATAATAAAAGCGCAGAATGATTACAGTAACGCGGCGGCGGCGGTTGAAAAAAACAAAGAGGCCATAGCCGCGACGCGAAAAGAATTAATGACGACCGTCGGAGTCGCGGCGGCGGCGGGTGCGGCCATATACAAAGGGTTTGTCGAGCCTGCGGCGAATTTTCAAGCGGAGATGTCAAATATCGGCGCGATAACGGGCGCGACCGTGCAGGAATTGGACGCTATGGCGGCCGGTATGCGAAAAATAGCGACCGCAACGGGTACGCCGTTAATGGAAATCGCCTCAAATGCGAAAATGCTTGCCGAAGCGGGCGGCGACGTCGATTTGATGATGGAGCAGCTGACGCACGGCACGAATTTGGCGAACGCGACGCAAAGCGACATGGCGACGACGCTCGACTTTTTGGGTTCCCAAATGAAAACTTTTGGCATTGAAGCCGAAGCTACTCAAAGCGTCGTTGACAGTTTCGCGTATGTCAGCACATTAGCCAACTTGGAATTATCGCAGCTCGGCGAAGCTTTTGTAAACGTCGGCGGCTCGGCATCGGCGGCCGGCATGAGTATAAACGACGTAAACGCGTTCATGGTTACATTCTCAAACGCGGGGCTTAAAGGCAGCGCGGCGGGCACTTCGCTAAACGCCGTATTGCGCAACTTGTCAACGCCCACGGGCAAAGCCGCCGATGCGTTGGCGGAATTGAGGATAGAGCTTTACGACCAGTACGGAGCGAGCCGGGACATGCTGGAAATCATGTCGGATTTAGAAAACGAATTGGGCGACATGACGGACGACCTTCGCAACCATTATCAAAGCGTAATTTTTGACAGCGTGGCTTTAAAAGGTTGGAACATGATTGTCGATGAAGGCGTGGGCAGTATTTACGAGCTCAGAGACGAATTGGATGGCTCGATTGACGCGTTCGACGGAGCGGGACAGGCTGCGGGAATGGCGGCAACACAGCTCGACAATTTAAAAGGCGACAGCGCAAGAGCTAAAGCCGCGTTTGGAGAGCTTGCTATAACTATTGGCGATATGTTTATGCCCGCTGTGCGGGGAGGTACCCAGAGTGTAGCGGATATTGTCGAAAAATTAACTACCTTTATAAGCGAAAACAAAGAAACGATCGTCATCGTCGCGAAAGTTGTTGCCGGTTTAGTCGCCGCGAAAATAGCCTTTTTGGCTATAAAACTTGCGGTATTAACATATGTAGGAGTACAAAAAACACTTATCGCAACGAAAGCGGCGTATAACCTCATACAAACGGCGCACAACAGCGGAACGAAATTATCAACGGCGCTTACATTAGTCGATACGAAAACAAAAGCGGGACAAAATGCCGTAATGCTTATGACCGCGAAAACATTATGGAAGAACGTAACGGCAAAATTAGCGGAAGCGAAAGCGTATATAGCTTCGAAAGCTGCAATGATAGCATCAAAAGCCGCAATGATAGCTTCAACCGTCGCGGCAAAAGCAGCGGCAGCGGCTCAATGGTTGCTTAACGCCGCAATGAATGCAAATCCTATCGGATTGATAATTGCTGGAGTCGCTGCGCTCGTAGCCGGCATTGTTTTGCTTGTTAAAAATTGGGATAAAGTCAAAGAAGTTTTCCTAAAAGTATGGGACACGATCAAAGGCGCGTTTTCGGCTGCGTTGGATTGGATAAAAAGCAACTGGAAAAATATCATACTGTTTATCATCAATCCGTTCGCGGGGATTTTCAAATATCTGTATGAAAATTTCGAAGGGTTCAGAAATTTTATTGATAACGTCGTTGATAAAATAAAAGGGTTCTTTTCCAAAGCGTTGGAAGTCATAAAAGCTCCGTTTGTTAAGGCGTTCAATTGGCTTAAAGAAAACTGGAAAACCATCATATTATTTATCATCAATCCGTTTGCGGGAATTTTTAAAATCTTATATAACAAATTCGAGGGTTTTAGAAATTTCGTCGACGGAGTTATGAATAAAATAAAAGAAATATTCGGCGCGATCGTCGGGTGGTTCAAGGAAAATATAATACAGCCGCTTATAAATATATTTTTGCCGATAATTCAAAAAATAGGGGAAATATTCGCCAAACTATGGGAAATCGTTACAGTATTGTTTGGGGTGCTCGCCTCATGGTTTTACGATAAAGTAATATCGCCCGTAATTGAATTTTTCAAAAATCTGTTTGAAGGCGTAAAAAATATATTAGAAATTATATGGGACACAATAAAAGGTATATTTTCTGCTGTTTCCGGTTGGTTTTCTGCGAAATTTACGGAGGCTTGGGAAGCTATTAAAAAAGTATTCGCGGGAGTTAAAGCGTTTTTCGATAAAGTATGGGGCATGATATCGGGTGTATTTTCTGTTGTCGCCGATTGGTTTTCCGCAAAATTCACAGAAGCGTGGGAAAATATTAAAGCTGTATTTTCGGTTGTGAGTGAGTTTTTCAAAGGAGTATGGGGCATGATAACGGGTGTATTTTCTGTTGTCGCCGATTGGTTTTCCGCAAAATTCACAGAAGCGTGGGAAAACGTCAAGAAGGTATTTTCGGGGGTTAAAGCGTTTTTCAAAAATATTTGGGACGAAATCGTTTCTTTATTTACCTCGATAGGTACGGCGGTCGGCAATGCGATAGGAGATGCGTTCAAGAATGTAGTAAATACAATTATCGGATTTGCGGAAGGGATAATAAATAAATTTATCGGCGGTATTAACGGCGCGATAAATCTTATCAACAAAATCCCCGGCGTAAATATCGAATTATTAAGCTTACTCGAAATACCGCGCCTTGAAAAAGGCTCGAATTATACGCCCGATACATTTATAGCTGGCGACGTCGGCGGCAAAGGCGGCGAGCTTGTAACTAACGCCAAAGGCTATAAAGTATTCACGGCGCCGCAAACAACGGAAATACTCAACAACATTAACAGAATTAACACATTAAACAATACAATACATCCCTCTGCTAATCCCTCTGCTAATCCGGATGTCCCAAAAATACCCGCATTCAGCGGCATTATAGGAGCCATAAAAAGCGCGGCGGCGAACCGCGTTGAGGCGGCGTCGCAAAAGCCGTTGATCGCATTGCCGGCCGGCAGAGACAGCCAGCAGTCGGTTGTTTTGAATTACAGCCCGACGATAAACGTTGACGGCGATGTACCGGGGGATTTAGACGAAAAAATCAAACAAAATAACGAAGTTTTGATACAGATGGTTTTGGAAGCTTTGCGGAAAGCGCGCGAAGACGAACGGAGGAACGAATATGCTTAAAACATATACAACGACTTCGGGCGATATGTGGGACCTGATAGCGCTGCGGACACTCGGCAGCGAACTGTTTAAGCACGTGTTAATGCAGGCGAATTTAAAGCATATACACATATATATTTTCCCTGCGAATATTACGCTTGTTATCCCGGAAACGGAGACGAAGCGCCCGCCGAACCTGCCGCCGTGGAAGCGGGGTAAACCGAAATGAGCGGTAAAGATTTAGCCCGCCGCACGGTTATAGCGGTACATCTCGACGGCGTCGATATAAGCGAGGATATAAACAATTATCTTTTGTCGATGACCTATACCGACAACGAAGGCGACAAAACGGACGATTTACAAATTTCCCTTGACGACAGGGAAGGGATATGGCTCGAAGACTGGTTAAGCGGGCGGTCCGATTCGGACACGGGAACGCGGGGCTTGATAATTTCCGCCGTCATTATCCAAAAAAATTTCAATTCGGACGGGACGGACGACGTCCTCGATTGCGGCGAGTTCGAGATAGACGGTCTCGATGCTTCGGGTCCGCCCGGAGCGGCGGCGATCAAAGCGACGTCGCTCCCTTATTCGTCGAGTGTGCGCATGGAGACAAAAACAAAAGCGTGGGAAAACATTAACCTTTCGGCGATAGCCGAGGAAATGGCGACCGATAACGGCATGATGTGTATGTATGAATCATCTTTTGATCCGTTATACGACCGCCGGGAGCAAATGCAAATATCGGATATAGTGTTTTTGCAGGGGCTTTGTTATGACGCGGGCATTTCGCTCAAAGTGACGGGAAACATAATTGTTTTATTTGACGCCGCGGAATACGAAGAAAAGCCTGCCGTGCGCGAAATAAAGCGCGGCGAGTCGGACGTTATAAGTTACCGCTTCGGAGCTTCGACGCACGGAACATACAGCAAATGTAACGTAAGATATACCGACCCGCAGACGGGGCAGACGATCGAATACACATATACGCCGAAACACGCGGATCCGGACGCGCCTGTGCTCAATATAAACGAGCGCGTAAGGACGCGCGATGAGGCGCGCAACCTCGCAATGCGGCGTCTACGGCAAAAAAACAAAGAGGAATATTCGGCGGAGTTTACGCTTGCCGGCGATGTGTCTCTTGTTGCGGGCGTAAATGTCGACGTTGCCGGATGGGGAATGTTCGACGGCAAATATATCATACAG